CGCAGATTCCCGGCCACTCCATCGCGGCGTCGCGGTACGGGACTGCATCACGGGGACAGTAGCAGGCACACGGAGTGTGCCTGCTACTCACGACGCCAACCCCAAATTGCGCAATATCTCGGCTGGGGTGGGGCGTCCCGTGCGGTGGTATAGGGTGGCTACTGACATGAGGCTAAATCCTTCGAAAGTCAGTCCAGCTGGGTCGCATTGGCGGTCCACCAGCTGCTAGGCCGGTGTGCCGTCAATAATCAACAAGCTGGGTGGCGACGAAATCCTCGAGTAGGGCATACCCGTCCCCGAGGATAATGGATTCGGCCAAAGGGAAAACGTCAGAGAAAGTTAGACCAGCTAACATGTCCCAGAAGCGCGACAAGTCATCAGGGGTCACCAAGTCTTCGTGAAACATCGACCCACTCAGGAATGAATCAATCATCCCCTTGTGGAGCGAGAACACTCGGACGTGGTAGGTAACCCCCTCTAACGAGTAAACGCCTCCGGAAGCGGCCAGGTGTCGGTTCGCCCGCTTGACGAAAAGATTGCGGAGTACATGGCAATGCCTATATTCATAAGCATGGGACAAGGATTTGCCGGCCATGTACTCGTCGTCAGTCACGCCTTGGTTGGCGTTCGGGCGAGCGTTAAACTTCGCGAGGACCTTGCCAATCATGGGAAGCATAACGTGACCCCCGATGGAGTCGGAAGGCACGAAATGCTTTGAGAGAAAATGACACTTCGAAAGCTTAGGCGCCATGGTCGCTTTCGCAACCATGCGGGCTTCCGAAGCAGCTCGTTCATAATTGGCGGCCCCGCGCCTGACCCGCTCCCGTAGGACAGCGAGCATGTCGTCACCTAAAATGACGACCCGGGGTTTGTCAACCTTGTGCTTCTTTACCCAATAGTAGAAGATGCACAAGTTCCAGAAGGAGTTCCGAAAAGTAGTATCAGTAGCGCCGGTCGCCAATTGATGTTCAGCCACGGCGGACACGCCGTACTTCGTATTGTAGACTGAATACGACCGGGAGGCACTACGGTGCAACTTAAGGAACCACTTGGGGCAACCAAGTCGCTGCATAAGAGCCAGCTCGAGATCCAAGACGTCCGCCACTTGCGTGGCGTCGTTCGAGCTGAAATCTGCTTCTATGCAGCTTTTGGGGCGGAACTCGGCCTCCAAGAAGGCCGAAATTTCCGGGGTGTGTTGCTTGTACGCAAACATCACCTTGGCTGTCGAAACGTTGTTTTCGCACGCTTTGAGGCGAACCATCAACTCTGTAAAAATTGGCCCACTGATGCAATTGTATACATCAGACCCTTTGAAAATAATTCGTGGGGCTACACAGTCGTGGGGTTTGACCAACGCTTCAATTTTCGTGAACAACTCTTTGGATGAGTAGTCACGCAAGTTGTGAGAGGACAGCAAGTCGTACGCTTTGACCATGCGAGCTTGCTTCTCAGAGTCAAATTGGCTGTTCCAAGATTGGAACAGGTCCACGTCCCAATCAAATTTTGGGAGCGGCGTGGGTGCGATCTCTTTGATGAGTTGTCGAGAACGTCCTCTGACAGCAGGTGCGATGTTTCCGCGGGGCACATTGTTAACCCGCTTGTTAAATGCTGACAGGAAATCCGCGCGCGAAGTTGTCGCTAGGTAAGGAACCTTATCGCGGATCATTGGGCCCAGGTACCCTTGGGCTTCATTGCCAATAGTCTCGCCTCGGGCGAGCGCGTTGCCATCACTCACTCTGGAGCGAACGTTGAAACGGAACCGTTTTGTGGGTTGCGAACGGTGCCCTTCTGCGCCCCTCGTTGCACGAGAGACTAAAAACCTGTTGCCTGACGGCATAGGGTTGGGGTGGCTAAGGCTGTGGCTTTAGCAGCAGAATGGGCTGTGGCTTTGGCTGGTTATTGCCGTTCGGTCGCGGCTCCG